TCAGTCGTGAGTTTCGATCCAGCTTTAATCTCTTCGTAATATTTAGACTTTTGCCCGTCTAAGTAGGCTTTCGCTTCAGCAACTTGCTCTTTCAAAGCGATTTTCTTTTTTCTAATATCTTTCTCATCATCTACATCCTCGTCAAACGTAAAGTTGTCTTCCATTAAGAAGCTTCTTTCCTCTGCATCAAGATGAGGTTTTGTAATCTTGTAATACTCTTCTAACGCTGTAAGATTATCCATTTGACTGTAGTCTTGGTTTAATCTTGCGTAGTCATTGATGTCTCCACCAGTGTCTTCCATAAAGTCCACCAACTTTTGAATTCCTTCGGGCAGTGGCTTGCCAGTTTCCTCTGCTTCAGCAATTGCTTCTTCCACAGCTTCCGCTACTTCCTCAACCTCTTCTTCAGTTATCTCTTCAACAGCTGGAATATCTTCGTTTACTACTGGAGCTTCTTCAGCAACCTCTTCAACAACCTCTTCAACCTCTGCCTTCGGTTCTTCAGCAATATCTTCGGTTTCTACTGGCTTGCTTAAATCTATTTTGATAACAGAATCATCTCCTGCAGATTCAAATTTACTTTCATCAACCTGAGGTGTTTCCTCAACTTGATTCTCTTGTTGAGTTTCCTCAACATTCTCTAATTCTTGTTCCATAATATAAAATATAAAAAATTAAGTGTTTATTTACTTAGGTTCAAATCCACCTAAATCAAATCCGCCACCAAGTATATCATTACCTGCCGACTCGAACTTTTTAGGTGGAGCACCTGTTTTTCTTTGATCTATAAGTTCAGACTGTTGAGACGCTTGAATTTTAGTTCTTTCGTCTTTACGATCCTCTTTTTCTTTCTCTTTACCTTTAACCGATTCAACTTCCATCTGCTTTAATTGCATGTTAAGTTGGAATTCATGGTCCATTAATTGTTTTTTAATTTCAGCCTCTTGAATTAGACTTTGAGCTTGCAGTTGTGCTTCGACTTGAGCTAGTTGAGCTTTTTGTTGAGTTATAGCTTGTTGTTTTTGTGTTTCAGCTTGAGCAGCAACTTGTTGGGCTTGCGCGTTCGCTTGCGCTTGAGCTTGAATGTTCTGTTGCTGCATCGCTTGATCTTTCTCTAACTTTTGACTTCTGCGTATTTTCAACAATTGATTAGCTAGCTTAATACTTCTGATTTCTCTAAGATCTATCGCGTCAGATAGCTCTATCAAACCAGATTGCAACGCCATTTGAATATTGTTCTCTAATAATTGCTTCTCTTCGTCATCTGGAGCTAACTCTAAGAAGATACCGAAGTCGTACAGGTGTAGATTTGACATCTCTTCTAATGTCGCTACGTTGTGAGCACCTATAGCTTGGATGAAAGCATCCTTAGTTGGAGAGTACTCTATAATATCAGAAATTCTTAATGACAAACATTCTGCTACCTGCGCTGTTAAAAATAATCCAGATTGCAAGATGTGACGTGTTGCTGTATTTGAGTTTGCAGCTGCTATCTTTTGAATACCAACTAAAGCGTTTTTATCTGGAGTACTACCATCTCTTGCTTCGTTAAGTCCGGTGACGTCGCGAATCATTTGTAAATAGTAGTTGTAAGTACCAATTAAGCTTTGCATTTTTTGACCACCAGACCCTGACTGTATTTCTTGAATAGGTACTCGACCAGGATTTCCTTCTCCAAGCTCGTTCATCGATCTACCAATAACAGATCCTGTTTGGAAGAACATATTCAAAGCTTCTTGTGGGCTATAGTTTGTTCCATTACCTAAATCAATTTCAGCTAAACCATCTGCGTCAAGATAAACCCCATCTGGAACCATTCTCGACATGACTTGCTGTAGCTTTAGATGCGTTAATTGAATCATGTCAGCAAATCCTGTGATTCGACTTACTAAAGATTCGATTTTACCATTATACATTCTTGGAGCAACGATAGCGTAATTCATTTTAACCTTAGTGTAGTCACTTTTAGGTCTCATCATGTTAGTAGCCATTTCCCACTTAAGTAACTTGTCAGTCCCTAAGATTAAAGCTCCGTCGTATAAACACTCGACGGAACGTTGTAGTTTACTAAATCCTCCCTCTAGATTCTCAGGAGGATTAAAGTTATCATCTTTCTCAATTGCTTTGTCAGCGCCAGTTCCAGTTTCTTTTACTTTATAAACCTCATTCATGTAGGTTTTGTAGTTAAAATAAAGAACCGCTATCTTGTTGTTATCAGTTTCATTATGACCTCTATTAGAATTACTTCTATAAAGACCATTTGATTTTATAATATCCTCTAGCTCTTCTTGTTTTAAATGCGGAAATTGTTTAACGAGTTCGTTAACTGGAATTTCTTTTACCTCACCTACGTAGTATATATCATCGAAATAAGGAGAATCTGTGTGAGAATAAACTAGGTTAGCTGGATCAACATAATCAATCACCACTCCCTCTGAAGTATTAAATGATGTTTTTACAGCCCCTATACCTAGTACTGTGAGATCGTAAAAGAATTGTTTTTTAATTAACTCATAGTCGCTTCCTTCCATTAGAACATTTAAAGCCTGTTCTTCTGCTAGTTCAACTTCTTGTTTGTAAGTAAGCTGCATGTGTAACTCTAGCTCTTCTTTTGTCTCTGGAAGATCTTCTTTTTTATTTTCATATAAATTGATACCGAATTGACTCGCTGCGAAATCACTAAACTCTTTAGTCTCCATATCTCTGAGTATGCTCTCCATATACTCAGTTCTCTTAGAAACTCCATATGGATCTTGAGAATAAGCTTTAATATCGTAAGTTCTCTCCGCGATACCATTTACTACAATATCTACAAATTTAGAGATGATTGGAACGGGTTTCCAATCTAAGTTAAGATAAGATAAATCTCCATTAATCGATAATTCATCTTTATATTTTTGAATTGACTGTTCTCCACGAGCGTAGAGTCTTAATCTATGAAAGTCGTTCTTAACGCTTCTAAATCTACCAGAGTTAGTTCGATCGTTGTTAAACCATTCTTGTTCGATGCCTTTAGCTACTTTTAAACCATAATCGTAACTTACTTTTTCTAAGTCGCTAACAACTTGACTTGGAAAATAACTATTTATAACTGACTCAGCCATATTTATTGTTTAATTATTTGTGAAGTAGAACCTGTATTTTTATACTTAGCAATACTTATATTCAATTTCGGTTTTTCAACTTTATGGTTTGGTACGTATAAGTGTCTATTGCAAGCCATAATAGCTAATCCAGAACTTATAGAGGCATCAAACTTTGTTCTCTTATTTATATCAAATTTACTCCAATCATTTAATAGCTCGTTGAAGTAAAGTGTTCCATATGTACCATCTTGCAATAGTCCAACATGGTCATTAATATACATTTCAATAGCAGCCGCGTGAGCTTGCTTAATATCTTCACTTGAGTTTGGTATACCTCCAACTTCCTTTTCTGCTGTAGATAGTTTGTTCCAAACTTTATCCGGTCTATTCATTGAGAATCCTCTATACCCTCTCCGTCTTAGGTAGTATAATAATCTTGGTTTATTGTTCTCTGCGAGTATTGGCATACCATAAAATACTAATGCCATCAATACATCTTCAAAGAAGATCTCTGCGGTTTGTGGTCTTGCTAGGTATTCTAAAAAGAATGTGTTAGCGGGAGAATCCTCCATGCTGAATTTAGTTAATCCATGTAACGCTCCTTTAGAGCCTTTACCGTCAACAGTACCACTAATATCGTAACTATCACAGCCGAACGCACCAACGTGTTCGTTTCCTGGGTACTTAATTCCATTCTTTAATATAACTCTATTCTGTAGGTTGGTGGGTGGCGCCCAACTTAGTTTAAATCTCCCGTTTGGATCTGGTGTAAAGATCACTTGTGTATCTTTAACTCCATTAGCCCACTGGAAGTTTCCTACGTTTAATACTGAAGAGTTTCTATTCCCTTCGTTATAATCTATTTGCTCGTACAACTTAACAAGGTTGAATAAGCTATTTTTTGTTTCATCTCTAAACGCGTGCTCCGTTGTTCTTGGGAACTGGCGGTAGAATTCGTTTAGTCCATCTTGATCGTCTCTTAACCCGTCTGCTTCATTCTCCCAGTGATCTACAACCCCTACCTCAATTAATTCGCCATCTGGTCCGAGTACATCATTGTCTGGACTACTAAAGACTGGAACTCCGAATTCGTCAATAAATCCTTCATAATTCCATTCCATTGGGATAAACAAAGAATACAAACCAGATTTAGTCTGGCCATTTCTATTTCGTTTTGCAACATCTGAGTCTTCATATAATTTTTTAAAATTATCGCCTCCCTTGTCCAAAGCATTTGATGTTGATCCCATCATACACTTACCGATAATTCTACTACCCAATCTAAGACAAGTTTTTGTAACTCGCCAGTTGTTTAGAATATTATCAGGTCTCTCCCATTTACCACTCTCATCATGGACTAATAACGCTAACTTTTCACCATCATAGCTATTGTCCCCAGTATTCTTCCAGTCAATAGTTGTATCTAATCCCTTGATCTCCTCTAACTTCTCTTTACTTTGAATTTTACGTCTAGTAAACTTAGAAGCTGGAACCCTATAAGCTAATTCGCTTTTAGGTCGATCCATACCATCTTGAATCGGTTTGAAGAAGAAAGGATAGTTTATAGAAATAGGTACAACCTTATCTGTAAACATCTTCTTAGCATCAGCACCACTTTTAGATAGTATTCCATATCTAGAGTCACTCGAAATAGTAGCTAAGTTAACCGTTTCTGCGGAACTCATAAAAGAAAATCCTGAACGTCTATTCTTAAGATAGCACATTCCGTAGCATCTTTTATCGGCTTTACACGCCTCCCAAAATATAAAGAACAATCTATTGGCCTCTCTAAAATCTGGAGCGCCAACGTCAATCTTACTCCACTGCAGATACATATAGTGTGTTCCAACTATATAAGTATCTACCCCGTTGTTTTTAAACCAGAAGCCTTCATCTCTTCGTTTGAACTCTTCATCGATGTAATCGTACCACTGCTCCTTCTGCTCTTCTGGATAATCTCTCCAGTCAAATATATTTTTCAGCTTACCAATCTCTTTAGGGTTTTCAAACTTCACCCATTTATTTTTTGGATGTTGAAAAACTTCCTTAGGAGCTTTTGGCAAAGCGACTTTAAGGTTTTGAATCTCGTATATCTCACCTATCTGTCCAGTTTTAGATATAACAATTAAATCGTGCTCTTTGTTATATCCGTACTTCCACTTCTTACCTTTATTCATACGACTAATCGTCGTACGTTTCACAGGCTCGATTATCTTATATAAACTTTGCTCGTAACTCATTTCGATCTGCCTTCCGCGAAGCCCTTAAATACTCTGTCTTCTTTCTTTTCAGATGTCTTTCCTTCCAGAAGATTTTCTTCTTCTTGGATACGGTTGAGAATTTCGAACGCATCAAATATAGCTAGTTTTTTAGTAGCCGCAGCATTCTTCAGTCTATCTGCCGTTATATCGTCACCACTATCAACTATAGCTTCTTTTGCAACTTTAATAAGTTCTTCAACCGCTTTATGCCCAGCTTGGATTATACACTTCTTCGTCTCCTTGATATTCATATTTGATTGTAATAAATTTAGATAGTGCTCTGTACATTCTTACTCCGTCGACAACAAACTCATAGGTTGATACTGGATCAAACCCAACTAGGTCGCCAACTTCTGTTACCCCGTCAGAATACTTAACAACTCCAAGCAAAGGTCTCTCTGACTCAACATTGAATTGATCAGCTGCTTTTAATGGTTGAACAAAACAATATCCAGGTAGAGTTTTCCAATCATCGTTTCTTTTGTATAGAAATATTTGATCTTCTTGGATTATATATTGATTATCTTTGAAGTAGCTTTTACTGTTTCTCTCAACACCTTTAACATCGTGCCATCTTCGAAAAACATTATGATGAACCAGGACGGTATCACCTTCTTTAATATCAGTATTGTTTATTCTAGGAGTACTGAGAACTATAGCCTCTCTATTTACATACTGATGATTAAAGACTTCGGTGTTAACCACTAGATCAACATTGCCAACTTTAACGGTGTTATTATATCTTTC